ATGAAACAATCGAAGTTAATGGGAAAAAAATGACCAAAAAAGAAGCAATATTAAGAGTCGTTGTCCGTGAGGCTGGCAACGGTGAAGCATGGGCGGTTAAATGGCTTGCAGATAGAATGGAAGGGAAAGCGGTTGAAAGAATCCAGAATATCGGAAACGGCGTTGTTACGGTCGAATGATCGAATTCAAAATAAAAAGAGAAAACATGCTTCCTGGACAACGGAGCTGGTGGGATTTGTCAAATTTCTATCGGTTTTTAGTCGGTGGGTTTGGGTCAGGGAAAACATATATCGGAGGGTTGCGTTGTATTTATCTTTCATATGTCAATCAAGGCATTCCGGGGGAGTATGTCTCACCATCTTATAAAATGGCTAAAAAAACAGTCATTCCTACCATTAATGCAATTGCAGACCGTGCAGGTATGAATTACCGATTTCACAAATCAGATTCAAAATATACATTTTATGATTGGGGAGGGGAATTCTGGATTGGTTCAGGCGATGATCCAGATTCATTAAAAGGGCCGAATTTGGCATGGGCTGGTATTGATGAGCCATTTATTCAGAAACGAGAAGTGTTCGATGAAATGGATCGACGAGTCAGGGTTGATGAAGCGCAACAACAAGAATTGTTTCTCACCGGAACACCGGAGCAGTTAAATTGGGGTTATGATCTCATAACTGATGATTTATTTGATATTGGGTTAATAACTGCATTAACTAAAGATAACATTCATATTTCACCGACTTACTATGACCGTTTATATAAAACATATACACCAGCACAAAGGAAAGCATTTCTTGAAGGTAAATTTGTAAACTTAACTCAAGGCCGGGTTTATGATCAATGGGATCGATTCCAACATTTTATAGATTATGAAATTAAAGGTGCTGAAGTGTGTGCAGGTGTTGATTTCAATGTGGATTATATGACGGCTGAAATATTCTACAAAGGGAATGGATGGGTGCATTTTTTTGATGAAATTCGTTTAGATTATGATTCAAATAGTTTTGAACTTGCAAAACAATTAAGAAAAAAATACCCCAAAATGATCAATATTTATCCCGATGCGACGGGCGATTTCAGAAAAACATCATCGACAAAAACAGATCATCAAATATTCAGGGACAAAGGCTTTAAATTACATGCTTATCCTCAAAATCCGAAAGTAAAAGACAGAGTGAATGTCGTAAATTCCATGATTATGAACGGGAATTTTACCGTACAACCTGGAAAATGCCCGTGGTTAGTTCGTGACCTTGAGCGCAACATTTGGAAAAACAATGACATTGATAAAACAGAAAAAGAATTAACTCATGCTGGTGATGCGGCTGGTTATCCGTGTGCTTATTTATTCCCGATTGTTCGTGAAACCGCAACTATGCTTGATTTGTGATAATACGGTAAGTAAATTAAAAAAAACGAGGGAAATGAAATGACACGTTTTCAAGAGCTTGTTGCCCAACAACGGACTGATAATTTACAGACATTGAATTCACGCCGCTCGATGCTTTTTGATTTTTTTGAAGGCAGGCAAGACAAAGATCAATATTTAAAAAATCATGGATTTAAAGGGATTCGCAATCCGTTGCCTTTAGGATTTGTGAATATAACAAAAAAAATTATCAAAAAGACTTCATTGGTTTATAAATTTCCCCCTGAACGTAAACTGTCTAAAAATCCAGAAAAGTATAAAGAGTTTATAGACGAAAACCCCATCTTTGATTTTACAATTCAAGTTTTGGAACGATTGGTTAATTTATTGGGAAATTGTCTTATACGGCCTGTATTTACAAAACGAGGCTTTAGGGTTTGGCTTGACACGGATTGGATCCCTGAATTTGCAGAGGGTGATCCGTTTAATCCGATTGGGTATTCTATCCCTATTAAACATGATGTAACTGAAACCAATGCAGGCAAAGTAAAAGAAGATTGGTATATCTATTATTCAGATGATGAAATGTATTGGTATGTCCCAGGAACCGACAAGAAAAAACCTGATCCAACTACAGATAGTTATGATAATCCGTTAGGTATAATGCCGATTGTTGAAGCCAGAGAAGAAATACCAGTAGAAGAATATTGGCCTGACGGTGCAATGGACTTAGCAAAAGCAAATCAGAATATAAATATTAACTGGAACAACATAAACTACGCTCTGCACTATCAAGCATTTGATCAGCCATATGTTGAAGGAATCGATTCGGATGCAGACATAAACGTAGAACGTAATTTCAATAAGTTGTGGCGGGCTCCACAAGGGGGGCGGTTTGGTTTATTGGGTTTCGATCCAGCAATGTCTGAATCAATGGAAATCATCCAAAAACAAATTCAAATCATTTCAAATGCTTACAACGTTTCATTAGATTGGTTTGATCAATCACAACCGCAATCTGGTTTCGCATTATTAGTCAGAAATTTGGATTTGTTGGAAGATCGACAATTAGCAATTCAACGTTGGAAAATGATTGAACAGAAAATATATAAAATCATCCAAAGACAAAGCGAAATATACAATGTTGATAAATTACCGGATGCTGAATTAACAGTTGATTATCCTGATGTATCATTTCCGTTACAACAAGCCGAAGAACTTGAGCGCCTGGAATTTAATTACAAATATAACATCGATACTCCATTGTCTCAGATTATGTCTGAAAATCCAGAATTCGATGAAAAGCAGGCTTTAAAAAAATATGAAGAAAATAAAAAATTGAATGCGAAATTGACGCCACAACAGCAGGCATTTCGTGAAAACTTAGAAGAAGGGGAGTTTGAAATTGGAATTAACGAATAAAGAATCTAAACCAGGGATACAGGTTCAAATTTCATGCACAAATGGATCTGTTTTGCGTGGAAGGATTTTAGAAAAACGTAACGATTATTTGTATTTGCAATTATACGCAATTGATCCTAAAACAAGGAAAGTTATGGGGTTATCATCACAACTTTTAAAAATGAAAATTGAAAATATTTATAATATCGTATTTTTTGACCCGGAGCTTTTAGATGCCTATAACCTCCACAATCTCACAGATAGATGATAAAGTTGCAGATTTTGTCAAAACATTAAAGATTGTAAATTCCAAAATACAAAAGGAATTTTTAAGACTAATTTCTGCTGGACAGGCCACGCCGGAAGCTATACAATTATTATTTTCTGATTATCCATCCATTCAAAAGCAATTTATCTCACAGTATTCAGCAGTTTTGGGATTCCAAAGACAATTAGCTAGTGAATTCGGGTTCCAAATGAAATTAGGTGAAAAAGCCGAAGCATTATTTTTAAGAATGCAAGAAATTTCAAGGCGTGAACTTGAAGTTACTCGATTGACTATTCAAAATTCATTAAGTAGAATTGCGGTGCGTTCCGAAATTGACGGATTGGGCCGAAAACAAATTTTGAATGAATTAAGAACAACATTCTCAGGGACAGAACGCAGATTAGAAGTTGAGGCGTTTGATGGGATGAGAATTACCAATAATGCAGTTAAAAAGGAATCGTTTAAAAATGCCGGAATTACTAAATACTATTATTCAGGGCCAGATGATGATCGAACAAGAATTGTATGCCAGGAAACACTTGCAGATCCTAAACAACAAACAGGCTGGACATTAGAAGAAGTGGATGCATCACAAACACCATTTGGAGTGTGCGGAGGGTGGAATTGTCGGCATGAATGGCTTCCATACAAAACAGGTGAATAATTCATGAGTGCAAAATCTTACAAACTAGAAATAATGCCCAATCGATTTATGAGTTCGGTCAGCCGATGGCTTTTTAAGACAGTTCATAAACGAACATTCATTCAAGGGCAGGATTATCGTGGCAGGCCGTTCGATGCTTACAGTTCGGGGTATTCCCGATATATTGAATCACGGTTTAAAAAAATCGGTAGAGGGCCGAATAGAGTCGGCAAGGGCGAACCTTTAGACGGATTCAAAGGAATATCCTTAAAATTCGGTGCCAATAAATTAACACGTAGACCTTTATTGGTTACAGGTACTGTCCGGTCAAATTTCAAAATCAAACGATTCAATAAAAATGAAGCTGTCGTTGGATGGACTGGTGAACCTGCGCAAATCATGCAGCACCAAAGAGATCAAGGAAGGGATGCGATAACTGATTTAACACTAAAAGAAAAAAAAGTTGCGGAACGTGCTGTAAAGCGTGAAATTAATAGGCAGTTAAGGAAAATTAGAAACATTAGGGTTGAGGTTTCAGTATAATATGCCTATATTTGAATACAAGTGCATTTATTGTGGGAAAAAGATTGAAAAATTACAATCAAAACCGTTGGTCCCGATGTGTTGCGGACATCAAATGAACAGACAATATAGTTTGAATTTTAGATTACGTGGTGAATGTTGGGAAAAAGATGGTTACATGCATGAAAACTTGGAAGCATGCAAACGGACTATCGGGCCTTCACCGTTAATTTATAACAACAAATATTTCCGAGGAGGTCTCTCTAAATGACCAATTTATTTCGCCATAATCCTTTTATGTTGCTGCATGAAAAGGACGGTGGGGGCGAAAATCCACCGAATCCGCCTGATGACAAAGGCGAACCTGAAAATGTCGACGAGTTAAAAAACTCACTCCATGCTACCAGACGGCGTGAAAAAGAAATGTCTGAGAAGTACAGTTCCTTAGAAAATCAATTCAGCGAATTGAAATCCAATTACGAAGAATTGAATAATAAGCATAAGGAATTGACACAAAAAGAGCTTTCGGATTTGGACAAAACGAAAACCGAACTTGATGAAACTCAAAAGAAGTTAGAACAAATGCAAACCGAATACGAAGATTTAAAAGCATTTAAACAAGATCGGGATGAACGGGAACAGGTCAAGGTCGAAAAAGCAATGGAAAGTTTCGATGATGAAACCAAAGAATTGATTAATAATCTTCCATTGTATTCACGTTTGACATATATCGAAAAGCTCCAAACTAAAGGTATTGATCCTCCAGACGCACACGGGAAACCTCAAAACAATAAAGACGACGATTGGAAGGAGAAATATCGTAACATGACACCCACTCAGCGTGACGCATATGCAAAGGAACACGTTGGAGCTAAATAGGAGTGACTGATGGCTTTCAAAACCAATATGTCGACAACCACGCAACTCGATGCCCATATTCTTGATTTATATGATCAAGAATTCATCATATCTGCTGAACGCACACTAACGAGAGGTTTGACTTCCGCTTGTACGATCAAACGGGAAGCAATGCAAAAATCTTTCAAATTTACCATTTATTCCAAACTGACAAAAATCACATCCGCTTTAACTGAAGACACCGATGTGACCAGACAACAGATGAGTGATTCCGAGGTTGCTATCACGCCTGAAGAATATGGTACGGCTGTGATGAATACCAAACTTGCAAATCTGCAAAGTGGTGGAGTGCCTGATCTGGCTGCTGCTCGTTTGGTAGCTACTAATATGGAAGAGTCTATTGAAACGATTATGATTCAAGTCGGTGAAGCTGGTTCGAATGAAATAATCGTCGGTCAGACCGCAGAGTCTTCGATAACGGCATCTGATACTATGACTCATGCATATATCAAACAGGCGATGAATAAATTCAAACGCACCGGAATTCCCGGGCCGTTTATTGGGATCATGCATGATGATGTCATTTATGACGTAAAGGCTGAAACTGGTGAAACTGCGTGGACTCGTATTAACGAATATGCTAATCCTGAAGTTGTATTGGAAAATGAGATTGGCATGCTCGGCGGCTTTCGTATAATCGATTCGCCTCTTGTGTCTGTAAACGCTGATGCTGGTAATTCTAATGTAGACACCTACCATTCACAGTTTTTCGGCTATAATGCATTTGGTTATGCTGAATCTGAGGCTCCGGGTGGAGTATTGTCTGGTCCGTTTGATGCGCTCGGTCGGTTCGTGGATATTGGCTGGGATGGCGTATTCGATTTTCAACTGATTGATACGAATGCACATTACCTTGTAACTTCTGCATCCAGTCTGGGTGCAAATACTTAATAGTGGGCGGTTAATTCCGCCCTTCTTAATTGGAGGCAAACAATGGCTACACGTCAACAACGTAGCAAAACAAACCCTGAACCTGAAAAAATTGAAAAAAAGAAATATCCAGTTTACAGGATTCAAACCGTTCGTGCATTACCTTGTCATTTGTGTGGATATGATTTCGATTTAAAAATGATCATGAAAAAAGACAGTGCTGGCAATAAGAAAAAAGAAGGCGCTGTTTATACCCTCGATGGCAAAGATTTCCCTGAAAAAACATTCGTTCCTAAATTGGATAAAGATGGGAAAGAAATGACTGACAAAAATGGTGCGGTCATAGGATCATGGGAAATTGTCAAAGATGAAAATGGTGATCCGGTTTCTGTGATTGATGAAATCGTCCATAAAATGACAAGTAGCAAAATGCCAATGGCTAGAATAATTGGGAGCCAATTATGAAAAAGATCGTATTTTTTTTAATAACGATCTTGGTTTTGTTTTTGATTGCAGATGATTATAAAGCTGAAAGCCCGGTTACGGGTACAAATCCACTTCCATTTGTGTCGGGGAATGACACATTGATTGTGGGTTCAAATTTGTATTCCCGGGTGCTGGATTTAACCAAATTCAGGGGAGCTTTTTCAATTGGTTTTTATTTTGACCAATTCGGAGATTCAGCAAGCACGATAGATATTTATTATCAAGGCAGGCTGTCAGGAATGAGCTGGGGCGTTCCTTATGATTCATTAGGAGCTGATTCATTACATATTGCTTCGGTTGATTTGTCTAGTTATGACAAAAAAACATTCTGGATTCCAATGGCGAAAGAATCCTGGTGGGGCTATCATGATGAAGGCCGTTTTATTTTAGACGGTGCGGCTGATCTTGATTCTACTTATGTCAAGGCAAGAACCAAAGATCAAAAATAGGGGTTGAAATGAAAAAGTTAATATTATTTCTATTCATCATTGTGTCGATTCTTGGGGCTCAACAGATTAATCATGATTTTGGAATGAACGCATCTGGCGTTTCGTATACGTCAAGTGGTGATGCAGATGTCGATTCGACTGAAACGTTGTCAATTGTGTTCGATTTGCAAGATTATTATTTTGTAAATTGGGAAAGTAATTCAGATCGAATATATATTGGAACGTTTCATTATTATATCGATGCAAATGCGGGAACAGATAGTGTTATTTATTGGATGAATGCCAGAAAAGGTATTCGTAAATATCCAGGCCGGGATTTTACAAATTCAAATACCTGGCATTGGTCAACCGATACACTTGCATTGGTCGCATTAGACACAACTGTTGGGGATGTACAACCAACATTTGTCAATGTATATCTTGGGACTGCGGAAGAATTGCCGACTGAAGTTTTCAGAATAGATGTCAAATTTCCTTCAGGGTGTAATGACAATATGGGCTGGTATTGGGACTTTGCTTATCCTGCAGTATATCAGAGAGAACAAGATCATAGAACCGGAACAATTGATGAACGTAAACCAAAAGATACGTTGCATTAATGGCTTATTGCAATACGACATCGGACTTGGTTGCAGTATATCCAAAGATTGACCATTTCCAATTTAATGAGATTCTTGAGGATTTTACACAGGATTCGACATATACAAGCACGTACAAAAAATCAAGAGTCGGTTATGCTGGACAGGTTTTTGAAAACACAAAACAGTTAACCGAACAATCTTCGGTTTCTGATGTGAATAGCAATGCTGGCTCTTTTTATTATGATACTGACACAGACATTCTTTACGTTCATACCACTAATTCTAATGATCCTTCAAATTATGACATTTTTTATGGCGAAGATTGGGACGCATTAAAATCAAGTGCAAATAATCAAGCTCATGAAATGTTAGATTCGATGTTGGGCCATGTGATGAAAGTTCCTATTGAGCCTCGTATGCGCAAATATCACGGAACGGCTGATTATGATTATCCAATCGTCCGGGCGTGTGCTTTGCTTACTTGCTATATTTTGGTTGATAGGATCGATTCAGAAGAAGCGCAAAAAATATATGACCGTGTTTCTAATGGAGACAGAACAGGAATTGTTGATAAAATACTCGACGGTAAAATTCATATTGAAGATCAGATCACACACACGGAACCTGGTGGCTGGAATGTGATTGAAAAATCCAGTTCTTCAGGATATATAAAAATCACGGGGAAATATACAGGTTCACAAAAACAACTTTGGGAATTGAAAATTGACACAGCAGGTGCCCCGGGGACGGCGACATGGAAACTGTCGAAAGATGGCGGGTCAACATACAGTCCTACTGAACAAAATACCCGGGATGATGATAACGTAAATTTACGTGTGTCTATCGGTTCGGGGCTGTATGTGGAGTTTTATGGCACGTTTGTTGAGGATGATTATTTCAAGTTCATTGTGTACCCGATTGAAACCATAAGTAGCACGGGGCGATTAAGCTCTTTGGAGATTATAAGATGAGAATGTTATCACACACAGAAATAGTTAATCGTGCTATGGCCGAATTACTGCGCTCTCAATTTGTTTCTGTGAAGTTTGGGCAATCTGAAGAAACGGCAAAAATGCGCAATTCTGAACATTTAGAATTTTTTTTAGACAGTCAATCTAACTTAAATTTTCACGTTCAAGGCGGTGATCGAGTCTTTGAGTATTCGATCACTTTCGCATTTCAATATGCATCGATGAGCCAAAAGAAATATGAATCATTAGTGATGCGTCGCATTGATGAAATGATTCAATTATTTGGGAAAAATGCATCATATGAACTTAACGGAGTTTATGCCTGGCATCATGCAGATTTTGAAATTGAAGAAATCGGCTTTGATGAAGAAAATAATTTTGCATTTTTTTTGGGGTCGGTGAATGTGTATAGATTTTGTGAAACGCCTCAAGTTGTTTATGCGAAATATGGATTGACAAAATACGGAAAGGCCGTTTATGGCTAATTTATCAAATTCGAATATTTCAGCAGGAAATGAAGTACAGGCTTCAGATGTCAAGCAATGTGTTGATTGTTTAACAGGTGATACAGTTTACGATAATGTTAAAATTGACAACGTAGCAGAATATGAAGCACTTTTGAGACATTCGTATACTGATCCGGGTCTAAATGGAGGTCATTCAACTTCTGTTATTCAGACATTTAAAAACAATCTAGGAGTTTCGGTTACATGGGCTCGAAATGGAGCCAATGATTACCGGTTAACTTTTACAGGCTGTGCAGAAAGCAAGACTCAGGTTCAGGTACATTTATCATCTTTAAATATCGCTCAGGTGTATGTGACGGTCAATTCAGGTTATATCCAATTTATTCCAATTGATTTTACGGGTAGTTCTGAAGATCAAGAATCGTTTGATATTAGAATAAGTATAAGGCAGTTCCCATGAAAAAAGTTAAAGTTAAAAAGAATTTTATGCTTGAATACCAGCAACCGAAAACTTTAGGGTTGACGAATAAAGAATATGCCGATCTTGTGGCTGGCAAAACTGTTGAAATAAATTTAAAAACTTACAAAAATAGACAAGATTTTTTCATATTAGAGACGAGGTAAAAAATGGCAATTGTAACTCAGACCTATCGGTCACATGAAATACAGATCGGCTATGCGGTTGAATCAACTTTCGGGACTGCAATTGCCGACGATCAAAATTTTACATCATTGGTTGAATTTGATTCGATTTCAATTAATCATGGCGTTTTTCAAGACCTTTCAAGCAAAAGAAGAGGTAGCGTTCCGCACCGATATAATGAAGATGCGTATGTTTCTGAAACTGGTATGCTTAGAGAAATTACAATCAATAATTTAATTTTACGTAAACTTGATCTTCCTATTTTCTTATATGCATTGTTTCAGAATGTAAGTGAAGCTGTTGGTGACCCCTATCAAAAAGATTACACTTTCCCGACAACGATTACAGACATCGGGGGATCAAATGGAATGTTTTTCACTTTTGGGATTGATGCACACATTGCCTCCTATGATGAGAAATACACATCTTGCATTGTTCGTAATATGACATTGAAAGCGGACAGAACTGCTGAAGATGGGCGGCTTATGGCTGATATTACATTAATCTCGGGCTTTGCTGGTTCTGATACTGCAAATTTTTCAGGAACTTGGTCACCTTCTGCACAGGCGTATTTTAATATGCACAAATCAAGTAATGATCAAATTGATGATACGGACATCGTTCCTTACAGTTGGGAAATTACCATAGACAATAAAGCTGTCAGGGGTGGCGGAGATTCAAACGGAGACGCAGAATATTATCACATGTTGGATGAAGATGCGGATTTTGATCTTAATCTTTCATGTAAATATGACTCAGCAGTTCAAGCTGAATTAGCAGCTTTCCGGGCCGGGACTGAAACGAAATTTGAATTAGGTATCGGTACAGGTGGAACTGATGGAGACTTTGCATTTTCAAGTTATGGTCATTATACAGATCATCAGAGGATTTCTAATGAAAGAGGATCCGGGTTAAACATTCCTGTGAATTGTGGTTATGATAATACAGGATCAAATGCACCGACTATTTCAGTTGCAGATGGACAAGATAGATCATGGTAAAATTAAAGTCAGGGAAAGAGGTTAATCCACAACCGATAACCAAGCCGCAAGCTTTGGAATTGTTGGGGCGATTGGAAACCACAAAGGGCTCAAAACAGGATTATATAGCATTATATGATGCGTGTAAATATGCGAAAGTTGATCCTGAAGATTTAACATTAGGTGAAATCCTTGAGTTGGGGATGGAAATATATAAACAGAATGTTTTATCAGAGTTAGATAAAAAAAAATAATAATCGCAACTTGGGCGGTTTACACGGGCCGTAAAATTGAGAATCCTGCAAAGTTACCAATCGCTTCGCCCTTCGGTGAATGGTTTACAATGCAGGATTTTTTAATTTGGTTGGAAAATTATAAAACTGAAAATACTCAAACACTTTTTTTGGACTTTTGTCTTATTAGATTTTGGGATGCAATTTTTACAGCTGATATTTATGACGTCTTAAACAGGTATCACTATATGGAAACATACAAAATAGCTTCATACTCAAATATATATGATGAAATTCCAAATAAATTCTTGGATTATGTAAATATTATAAATGCTGAAATTCCTAAAATTCTAAAATACAAAGAAGATAAAAATGTCAAGTAGTATTTTTGATATTATTTACAG